GGCGAAAGTCCTGGGCGCATACAACCCGCAGGCTTACTTCGAGTGCTCTTATTGGCTTCTTGGAAAGCTGGGGGAGACGGTCGAAGATGAGCCGTTCGCCGCCGAGTTCTTGGGGCGCATCAACCGCATGGCCCAGGGTCGTCCTGATCCTGACTTTGCGACTGACCTCTTGAAGCGACTGACGGAACCAGCCATCGAGAACGGCTACGTCTCTCGCTCCAAGCACGAGTCGGAAGTGAAGAAGGCGCGGGAAGAGGGCCGCCAGGCCGCGCTCAATGACATCGCCGCCCGCGAGCGGGGAAATCCGGAGAAGAACCCGGATATGACCCCGAAGAAGGCTGGCGGGGTGGGATACAGCACCCAGCGGGAAGCGGCTGCGCTGCACGTTCTCGGCAAGATTACCAATGACGAAATGCGGGTGGCACGAAGAACATTGCCACCTGGATAAAGGAGACCTAGATGGCGACACAGAATCCAACTCTGGCCGGGTCAAGCCAAGCGCTTGATACCAGCCTTCCAACCATTTACTCCGAGTTCTTGCTCCTTCGGGACGAGACCGGAGTGATGCGTAACGTATCTACCATGTATACGCTGGAGCCAAACTCCGGCACAACCAAGAATCTCATCAACTATGGCCGCGTCGTCGCCTATAACGTGGCAGACGGAGCGGACATCACGCAGTCCCAGGCGCTCTCAGACTTCAACACCACCTATACCCCCTCTGAGGTCGCGGTCCAGGTGACGCTTGCTGGTTCGACCATGCGCCGGGTGCAGGACACTGACCTCCTCCAGAGGACGGGGCGTATTCTGAACAAGGCTTACGATCTGAAGGAAGACTCCGATGGGACGGCCCAGTTCACCTCGTTCAGTTCTACGGACCTGGGCTCCGCCTCCACCGTCCTAAGCCCAGGCATCATTGCCGCCGCAGCGGCGCAACTCCGCGTAGGTATCAGTATCGCTAACCCGGAGCCTGCTCCAGAACCTCTTATCTGTGTCCTGCACCCGCTTTCCGCTGTTCCCTTGGCGGGGCGTATCGTCCCCCTGACAGATGTTCCTACGGGCACAACCATTTATGGCACGGACGGCGGCGCCCACGCCGGTCTCACACTGGGCGTAGGTGGCACCAGCTCTGCCGGGGAGCGGATTCTCAAAGGCGGCCTCAAGGCTCTTGGTGAGGTGGCCGGTTCAGGCATGGCTATCCACTTGGATGCTAACGTTGACGCCACAACCGCAGGCACGGACGCCGCCACCAACTGCGCCTTCGCCAAAGAAGGCATGGTCTATGTTTCCGAACTGGAGCCAAGGCTGGACAACGATACCAGCGATGCGTCCATGCGCGGGGCGGTGGAGCTTAACCTGTGGGGGTCTTACGTCTGGGGGGTCTACCGGGCCGCTAACTACGGCGTTTCGATTGTTTGTGATGCTTCATTGCCAACAAGTTGACCGACGTGGTAATCCTCGAAGCTCGCATCCGCGACTTGGAGGCCATATATGGCACAGGTTGAGACACCTGCTTTTGGGAGCAATCCCCATGATAAGACCTCCCGACCACGTGCCGGGGACAGAGAGTAGGAGAACAGAATGAGTTACCCGAATGTTCTGTACGGTCCCGAAGGGGAGCAGTTCAACACCTATGCCGTGCCCGCCCGTGGTGGGCGGGGCCGATGGCCTCTGGGCACGCAGCTTGTGCTGCAGGATGGGCGCAAGTTCCGTTTTGCTACGGCAGGAGCCACTACGCTTGTCATCGGCGACATAAACCAGAGTGCGGCCAACGTTGCGGATGATCAGGGCAGGACAGGTATCGCCGCCGCAGTCGGCAGCCGCGCCCCCACCCTGACCACAGGCAGCGCGGTAGCGGCAAACGAATACGCTGAGGGGTACTTCACCGTCAGCGTGACTCCAGGCGCCGGTCAGGTCTATCTCATCGATAACCACCTGGCGGGCACAACGGCTACAGCCTTCAACCTGGCACCAGGACACGCGATCCGTGTTGCCCTGACCACAACCTCACGGTGTAATCTGGTTTTCAATCCCTACAGGAACGTTATCCAGACCATCGCGACAACGCCCACTGCGGGCGTTGCGGGGGTGTCTGTTAGCGCCCCTACTGACGGCTTGGGTTGCTGGCTCCAGAGAACAGGCGTGGCCTGTGTTCTGACCGAGGCTACGACTGTAACAGTGGCGGGGGCTGCCTTCTCCGCCACCACGATTACGGCGGGAGCGGGGGGTCGTGCCCTCCACGACGCCACCAACGCCAGCATTTACGACATTGGAGTCTGCATCCTGGCAGCGGCTGTGAACGCCTGGACAACTATCAACATGGATTTGGACTAACTTAGTGGGTGAGGGGGAGCGGCGAAGGGGCAAGCCCAGACCGCTCCCCAAGCCCGTAGGAGAAAGGGAAAATGCCGAAAGAGGAACTGACCGCTGAAGAGAAGCATCTTCTGGAAGGTGGAGCGGAGCACGCAGCCGCTCACGGTAAGAGCGCTGAGTTCAAGGCTCTTCTAGAGAAGTTCAATAAACCCGATGGCAAGAAGTAAGCCTGCGGAGCCGCCGCCCGCCGGGATGATAGAAACCGGCGATGTTATAGACGAGCCGGGACAGGCTGGGCATCACGAGACGCTAGACACTCCTAACACATGCCTCTGTTGTGGGCTTGTTTACTACTACAGGGAACCCCTCTGTATCTGCGCCCAGGGGGGAAATTACTGGCTTCAGGATGAACTCCGCAGGGTGTCCTGCTTCTTCCACGCTCAGGAGAAAATGAAGGATGGGCTATTCGGGGCGCTCTCCGGTGACTTCACGGTTCCCGGTGGTCAGCCTGCCCGCAAACCATACCGTGAGGGGATGACCTTGCCGGCAGTCAAAAGCGAGAAGGCAAAGGCTCCACATCCGACAAGGCGAAGATGACCGAACTCCTGATCCCCGTAGCCCGCCGTATCGTTATGAACCCTGGTTCCATCCCCCTGAGTCTCGCGGGGCAACTCTCTGGCGTGGTCAAGGGCACGAGTCAGGCAAAGGAAGTGGGCTACGCCTTTGGACGCGGGAAAAAGCCGAAACAGCCCCTGATGTTGGTCGGTCCCGACGAACGAACGGTGATCCTCATTGTAGGCGATGGGCAGGCCGAAGCCGCTGAATTGGAAGACCTTGCTGTGATGAAGTTGGAGCAAGCCAATGAAAAAGCCCGGAAGGGCCAGCGGGGATTTGATTTTGAGGCTGCTCGTGAGAGGCACGGTCTACCAAGCGCAAAAGAATTTGACCCACTATTCCGGCAGGCTCTTCAGGACAGTGTGAACAGGCAGAAACGGAGGAAATGATGGCTAAGCGAGGCCGACCACCGAAGGCGCGGCAGGCGACTTCTACTGAGATGTTTATTGCCCGCAACGCGGGACAGATGGGAGATACCAGCGAGACATTCCGCCAGGGTGATGACTCAGCGGTGATTGGCCGTTCAGGGCCAATCCTGGTGACGATGTATAAGCCGACTCCTTACGGATACAGGCCGGTCCCCGTACCCTCTAGCAATCTGGCTTGGGTTGTCTCACAGGGCTATCTTGATAAGTGTCCTGACTGCAACGGGCTCTGCGGGCCAGATGTGAACTCCTGTCCCGGTCGGGCTAAGGTCCCTTATCGCGTGTGCCCAGTGGCGAGTTGCCGTAAAACTATCTACGACTCGCTGGGTTCAGCCCCGGATGCGGTGGGGCCAGACCCTGACGACCCTCATCTCATTAAAGATGACGCCTATCTAGCGTCCACACCGGAACTGAGGACAAGGGCCGCGCTGGACGCGCACATGGCGGCTTACCACGCAGCGGAGGCTCCGGCCCTGACGCCCAGGAAGACTACCCGAATGGCGGAGGTGACTAATGGTTGAGGTCGCACTGAACGTAAGGGGCGACGAACAACTGACGGTGGATAACACCGCTGGGGGGGTCGCACTCACGAGGCCAACTGGGTTTAGGCCACGCCACGCCTTCATCGCTGTGACGAATGCAGAGATTCGCTGGTCGGCCAGTACAGCTCCGACCGCGACCCTCGGTATCCCTGTTGTGGCGGGGGCATACATCGATTGGACAGACCCACTGACTGACTTCACGAACCTGATAACCAACGCCAGGTTCATCCGCACCGGCGGGACAAGCGCGATATTAGAAGTAACCTATTTCGATTAGGAGGCCAGTATGGGCACAGGCTTGATAATCCCCGCGCCTGCCTC